TGTAAGTATCTGAGCCTATAACGAGATCATCTATACCTGACCATACAAGTATGTCATCTGTATCAAACTCTGCTTTGACTGCAAAAAATAAGGCTTGTTCGTCTGCACCTAGACGATTTACGATAGAACTATCTAAACCCTGTCTAGTTGCCATGTTAAATTACCTCAATACAAGAAAAGCTAATGCCGTAGTTTGATATGCGGTCTGCTGACCAACTTACTTCATTAGAGATTAATCTAAATGTTCCTTTTGGATTTGTGAATACTGCATAATTTCCTGCAGTTAAATCTGACCTTAATTTTGGTTCTATTCTTACAGCATAATAATCTTTTGCACCACTACCTGCGCTTGTAAGAGTTGCAGTCTGCGTAACCATTACTAACTGTGAGGGCGTGCCTGTTGTATTAGCTGTAGATTGGATTTGTAAGTAGTCTCCTTGCACAACACTTCCTGTAGCACTGTTTGTGGAAGCTCTAAGCACTAATCCTGTTGCGCCCTTAACATTACTTCTAACCTTGCAACTAGCCGTGCTTGATTCAGAAGTAAATGCAGTATCAGTTACAACTACTGAGGTGCTAGTTTTGCTAGTAACTTTATGAGTTCCATTATTTTCTTCATTTACTGCACCAGTAACAACAATAAAATCTCCTACAAGTGTATTTGAAAATATAGCTGTTGCTGCAGTTAATGTTGACCCACTGAATGTTAGTGTTTCACTATTGTCTAATGTTCTATTTTCAGCTTCTAAAAAAGAAGTTGAGTATGCGCCGTTATTAGTTAAAGCATCAGGGTCAGTAAATTTAAAATGATTTACCGCACCATTTAACTCTAAAAGAAAAGATTGCCAGTTGACTGCATCTGCCCTTCTCATGGGTGGCAGTGATACTTCTGCTGTCCAGTAAACACCGTCATATTCTTGTGTTTTAGCTTTGCCTGTAAATGGACTTAGAGTAGTTCCAACAGTTCTTACTAAAGAAAAATTACTTGTTATAAAGTTTGGAGTTGTCGGCATTGCAATTAATTTAGCCACCTTGCAACATTCTCCTATAGTTTCCACCACGCATTGCAGCTTCTGCTACAGCACCTTTTGTTACATCTGCTATCTGTGGCATCATTTTCATAACCTCTGCCCTTACAGTAGGCACAACACCTGTTGCAAAGTTAATAGATTGATTAATTATAGTAGCGCCACCACCCATAGCATTTTTACTATTCATATTATTCATAATGCTACCGCCAGTATTAGGAATAAATATCTCTGCTCCTCTTTCACCAACCATTGTAGGCATTCCCTTTTGCACCCTACCCCCACCTGCATTACTTCCCATTCCTACACCATTGAAACCACCATGTGCGCCTTGACCTGCTGTTGCACCTGCAGAGGGTGCGATTGCTCCACCACCATTTAATATTGTTGGTAAGGCTGAAGTTCCAGTTAAGCTAAATACATGGTTAAGTATTTTATTTACTATTGCCATTTGTAGAAAAATAGCTATTATCTGCGAAACAATGTTTCGTGAGAAGTTTTTAAAACTTTCTAAGGCATTTTGTCCGTCTAATAACGAATCTACAAATTCAGTAGTAAAAGCATTAGATGATGATATTACTGCCTCTTTCATATCTCCCAAAGCTAATTTAGTTCCGTCTAACGCAGGGTCAAGACCACTGCTCATACCTGCAACCATTGCTTCAATTTCTGCATTCATTTCATCTATACTTCTAGTAGTAGCATCTAAATTTTCAGGTTCAAAGAATCCCATTTTTAAACCAAAATCTGCAGCCATTTTTTTTGCACTTGCAGCTAATTCATCAACCTTATCTGTAAACAGTCCAAGACCTGCTGTTGCAAGTATTAAAATAGAAAATAAAGGATTTCTAGACAACAAAATCATTGCTGCTCTAGCTAGACCCATAGCTTTTGCTAGTCCTACCATAGCTTTTGAAAATAACAGCGTTGCACCTATAGCAGCTTGTCTAGCAGCAAATAAAGTCATTAATAGCATGAGTGTATTCATGTTAGCGTGAACAACTCTTAATGTTTTACCTAAGAGATTAAATGCTTTTCCTATGCCTTCACCAATCATTGCGCCAACTGGCTCTGCTGCTTGTGCAAGTTGAATTAATCTTTTGCCAGTTCTTTTTAAAACATCATTTAATCCACTTTCGCCAATAGCATTAAATAATTCTGCAACCCCATCTAGTAAATTAGAAAAAACACCTGACACAGTGTTGAGCCTTTCTTCCAATGCTGTATCAAAGTTTTCTTGTGCAATATCTCTCAAATAACCAACTATTTCAGTGGAGTTTCTGCCGATAACAGTTTCCTGTTCCCTAAAAATCATACTGATTTTATCGCCTTCTAGTTTAGCTTTTATACCAAACTGTTTGAGCATTTCAGTCTCACCAGTTGTAGCGTTGAATGTAGCTTGTGCTATTTGTGTTATGTCTTTTCCAAAAGCTGCAGCAAGATTACCAAAATCTTTTAATGTATCGCTTGTTGGTGCAATACCTGCATTCAAAAGAGTGGTAAAGGCTGACGATACATTCTGTAATTGGAAGGTTGTACCCTTTGTGAACTCACGAACCATATCCATACTTAGCGCAGCACCTTCTGCTGAACCAGTAATAGCTTTAAGTGTTGCTTCTAAATCTTCAAACTGCCTTGATGTATTAACAATTTCTTTACCGATCTTGGCAAAACCTATAACAGCAAACACTTTACCCAAATTAGCAAAAGTCATTACTGATGCTTTCGCTGTTTTGTTAGTAGTTTTTAGTTTTTGATTTACAGAATCAAGACCCTTTCTAAGTCCTGCTGTTTCGGCTTTAATCTCTACGATTAATTTGTCAACTGTAGTAGCCATTAGTCAGGATATAACTCCATAAGATCATTTAATGAATCTTTGCCCATTGGCTTTTCTTTTTCTGCCCCGTTAAATTCCATAAAGCCGTCAATAGCACTATGAATTTCAATAATAGAACAATTCCAAAATTCTGTTGGTTGCATTCCTATCATGCCAATACAAATGCTCATGTATCTTTTAATAGGCAGTTCATTAGCTACTACTCCTCTATCGGCTTTCCCTGTGTAGCACCTTCATCTGATTCTGCCATTAAGGAACTGGTTACAAGTTCTGCTACACATCTTGTAGCTTCAATAATACCTACATCTTGAATTATGTTGTTTACATCTTTTTCTGCAATATCATTGCCACCACCCCTAAGAGCTTGGTGCAATACTGCAATTAGATCAGTAATTCTAATATCTGCTTCGCCCATTTTTTGAGCTAATTTAATTATTCCACAACCTGTAGCAGTTTCTATTTTAATAATAGCGTCAACTGTTAGTCTTGCTTTGTAGGTGTTTGAACCTAGTGTTACTTCAATCTGCCCTTTTAGTGGGTTTGTCATCTGACTTCTCCTTTGTTGGACTCGCTTCTGCAAGTATTATTTTAAAAATATCATCTCTGTGGTCAACGATAAAAGATTCTATCTTATGGTTTTTGCCATTGACTGTAATTGCTTCGCCTAGATTTTCCACACTAGCTATCTGTAATACATTGGCATTTAGCATACCTGATATGTTTTCAGTGCCAACCTTAACATCTACTCTATGCCAAGACATAAATTAAGATGCTGTAAATGCTATGTGTCCTGCTGACTCAAATGACATAGAGTAGGTAACTTCACCATTGTATTCACCTGCGTACTCTAAACTCATGATTTGGAATAACCCTGCGTATGCCCCAAGAGCAGGAATTACGAATTGGAAAGTTTCAAAAGCAGCAGTTTGTGCTGTAGAGCCATTTGCTGCTACATTTTTCTGTGCTTCAAAAGCAGTTCTTACAGCAACTTCTGAAGCTACATCTGTAAATACACCTGATCCACTAATTGAAACGCTGTTAACGCCACCACCTGCTAATAAAGTTCTAGTGCCTAGACTATCTTTATTAGTTATATCTACTGATTCATCATTCATCGTGATAGAGGTAGACCTTAGACCGCCAACAGTGGTAAGAGTACCACTAATGTCAATCTTCAATAACATATCTAAACCTTGTTGTGCTGCCATTTTATTATTCTCCTAGAATTATCCTAAAATTATTGCACGAAATCGCATAACACCGTGTCTTGTTATCCCATCTGGGTCTCTCATTATGTCGCTAAATTCAAATCTAAGGTTAATTAAATTAAATCCAGTAACGCTTAAATTACTATCATGCAATAAATCGTGAACCTTGTCCATAATTTCTTTGGTTTGTTTAGAGCCTTTATATTGCGACCATATATGAATATTTATAGTTGTTTCTGAGCCAGTTGCAGTTTTAGTAGAATAATCAATAGTTGTTTCTTCACCTAAAGTTATGAAAGGATATGTATTGCCTTCAATAACTTCGTCATACACACCACAACTAAGAGTTGTTGTAATAGCACTAACATTTAATGCGTTATAAATAGTTGTCTGTAATGCAAATTGACCTACGCTCATTTAATAATTCCTTCGTTTTTAAAAATTTGCACTATCTTTTTTTTGTTTTTCATTAAAGCAGGTTGCATAAATGGTCTTGGTTGCATATTGACTGTTCCAAACTCTAAGGCTTTTGAATAAGGTGCGGCAGATATAATTTGACCAACAATACTTCCGTCTGCTTTGCTATCTACATTCATAGTTATTTGACTAACTAAAAAACCTGTATCAGTTGCAGGGGGGTTTAATGGTTTGGATTGGGTATGTGTTCTCCTAGGGTTATATTTTTGCACGCTCTCACCATTGCCACCTGCTTGAATGCTGCTCACGGCTGTACTTGTAACTAACATAGTTGCTCTTGATACTGCTTTTTTTGCATTGCTGTTTGCTGTTGTAATCAATTTTTTATTAAGCCTTTTTTTAAATGCTTCTAAGTTCTTGAAACTCATATTGCTATACCTTCTTCGCATAACAGAGTTAAGAATCTATCTCGTTCATCTACATTAATAATACCGTTAATGGCAAACTGTCTTGTGCCAAAAGTTATACGGCTATTAGTATCTATATTTGTCATGTAACGGATTGTTACTTCGTGAGTTACCTTTTCTTGTAGCATACCCTGCCTGTAAACGCTGTTAGCACTCTTAGGTCTTATGTCAGCATAAATGAATGTAACAGGGTTAAAGGCTTGTGAAATACCCCCACCTGCATCTCTAGTGTTAGTGGCTCTTTCCACTTTCACTCTATATCGCATCTTACCGATACTGTTTGCCATTTTAACCTAGAGCCATTAGCGCAGATGAACCCAGTCCTCTATGAATGACATAGGGAGCATACAGAGATCGCAACATAGGGGGGTAAGGTTGACTTGCGTTGTACATATCTCCTCTATGCTCATAAAGAAAAGCTATGTGTTGCATGATGCCTAGTTTTATAGGTTCAGGCACGAGGTATTGAGATGTGTAACCTGCGACATAAGTAATCTCTATAGCATTAGCAACTCTTAGATCAGTTGGAAATGTGTAGCCTTTTCTTAGAACTATTCTTGAAGGCTCTCTTGCGAGGTCTACATAATAATTAGCACTAGGAAATGTGGTAGCTGTATTAGCATCATCAAAGGTTTTCATGTGAGTTACGGAAGCTACTGGAGAGCGTGGTAGAACAACATAATTCTTATATGAGTTAAGATATGGACCAGTCCTTAAACCTTCCCACAGTGGGTCGTATGAGTCCTCAAACGCATCTAAACTTAGCTTTAAGGTTTGTGTCATTAATGCTCTGCCAGTATGTTCTTCACAGAACCTTCTTGCTGATTCAATAAAAGGTCTTACAACTCTTTCATCAGTAGCATCATCTACCCTTAGATATTCTTTAACTTCTTGTAGTGTTACAGGCTCTTGTGTGGGTGCTGTGTGTACTGTTAATCCTGCCATTAGATCATTTTCTCCAATATATAAGAGCCAACTAGAACAGCATACAAACCCCAAATCATAGCTTCCATGCGAATAAATCTAGCTGAACCTGAGTCTAATCTTTTCTCTAGGTTCTCATAGCGTATGGCACAAATCTGCTCATGCAGTTCTAAAGCACTAATGTTAGTTGGCTTTTTTGTCCGAATCCTTTTTGGCTTCTGTGTTTTCATCTTCTTCTTCAGTTGGGAGATGAACTTTAATTTGTTCCACATAGTGCTTCTGCAAAATCTCGTTTTTCTCTATCTCAAAATTTGCATTAGCAACAAAGTCGTTTCCTGCTTTTTGAATGATAGCCAGTTTGTTAAATAACTGTTTGCCTTCGTCTGACCAATCATTAACATTAAATTCTTTTTCAACACCGTCAATCTCAATTTTGAATGTTGGGTTTTCTTGTTTAGCATCTGCCATAAATTACTCCTGTAAAAATTAATATCTTAGCATCATT